TAATTCTTTATCGGCAACAACTTTATCCGCATATGGTTCAATCTTAAGTAGTGATTATGTGAGTTTAGAATCACAATATTCTAACATAATTAACCAATATGATTGTGATAGTGTTAATTTAGCAACTAATGATTTAAGTTCAGGTAGTAATGACGCTTGGTATTATGCGAACTTTAACAATTATACGAATAATGATTATTCAGGATATTCTGCGTATTATGCGGTAACCACTTTAACTACTGGAGCATCTGGAAGCTTTACAGGAACTATTTCAGGTAAGGTTTACACTTACTCAGGTACTGCATATTCAGAGTTTAATAATATGGTTGTCGCAACACTTCGCTCTAGAGGTATTTCACTATATTCTAATAGTACAAGTAGTGATAACCACGGTCCAATATACGAAGTTAGTGGTTTAACTGACTTAGATATGGTTTGTACAGGTCAGTACTCAGGTGTGACTCAATCACCATATGAAACATTCTTACTTTCAGGTGTAACTAATGACGGTAATAATTTTACTTTTGAGACAAGTTTATCAGCATCATCATCAAAATATATTACTAAGGTTTTAGGTGTTGATAATTTTGGTAAATCAAGATTTGAAGTTCCTGTATTTGTTGAAGAAATTTATCCTGGTTCTTTAAATTATGCTTACAATCAAAACTATATTAAAGGTTTAAATTGTGAGTTAGTTGCATTACCAAGTGCTAGAAGTAGAAGTAGTCAGTCAATCGCTTGGAATTTGGAAAGGTATCAATCACCTGAAACACCGTTTTTTGTTTCTGAGTTGAGAGGTAATAAAGTTTATAGATTGTTTAAGTTCATCTCAATTTCTGATGGTGACTCAGCAAATACAGAAATAAAAGTTTCAATTGCAAATCTTTCATTTAATAATATGACTTTTGATGTATTGGTTAGAAATTTCTACGATACAGATGCGAATCCTGTTGTTATTGAAAAATTCACAAATTGTACTTTAGACCCATTATCCAATAGTTTTATTGGTGTTAAAATTGGTACATCTAATGGAGAATACGCTTTACTTTCAAAATACATTATGGTTGAAATGGCGGACGAAGCACCTGTAGATGCGTTACCTTGTGGATTCTATGGTTATATCCAAAGAGAATATGGTTCATTAACAAATCCATCACCATATCCAAAATTCAAAACTAAATACTATTTTCCTGGTGAGGTTATTGCTAACCCTCCTTTTGATAGTCCTTTTGGTGGTAATAATGCGGTCGAATCTCCTGGTGACATTGTTAGAAGAAGTTATTTAGGTTTTTCAACACAATTTGGTATTGACGAATCATTTCTTTCTTATAAAGGAAAACAAAATCCACAAGCTAATTGGGAATTAGCAACTGATTCAGTTCCTTGGAACGTTTTAAGTAAAGGTTTTCATATGGACTCAGGTGCGACTGTTGTAACAATAGGTAATATCTATGGAACAAGTGGTGAAACCGCATTTGAATGTGGAGTTGCTGATTTCAGATTTGACCCTGAAACACAAGATAATCCTTATTATTTCATCTACTCAAGAAAATACACTGCATGTTTTGCTGGTGGATTTGACGGATGGGATATCTATAGAGAATTTAGAACTAACCAAGATAGATTCCAACTTGGAGCTTCTGGTTATTTAGCAGGAGCAGCACCATCAACAAGATACCCAACAGCAACTGGTGACGGATTGTTCAAGAGAATTATTGTTCAAAACAATACACAGGATTTTGCAAACACAGACTATTATGCTTACCTACTTGGTATTTTAACTTACTCAAATCCTGAAGCTACAAATATTAATATTTTCGCAACTTCAAGTATTGATTATGTTAACAACTCAAATCTTGTTGAAGAAGCAATTGATATGGTACAATACCAAAGAGCGGATTCTGTGTATATCGCAACCACTCCTGACTATAATATGTACTTACCAGATGCAACTGACCCTCAACAAATTATCTACCCTCAAGAAGCGGTTGATAATCTTGATAACACAGGAATTGATTCTAACTACACAGCTACTTACTATCCTTGGATTTTAACAAGAGATACTGTAAATAACACACAAATCTATCTACCACCAACAGGTGAAGTTTGTAGAAACTTAGCGTTAACTGATAACATTGCATTCCCTTGGTTCGCATCAGCGGGTTACACAAGAGGTCTTGTTAATTCAGTTAAAGCAAGAATTAAACTAACTCAAGAAGATAGAGATACGTTGTATCAAGGTAGAATTAACCCTATCGCAACTTTCTCTGATGTTGGAACTGTAATTTGGGGTAATAAAACACTTCAAGTTGCGGACACAGCTCTTAACAGATTAAATGTTAGAAGATTGTTGTTACAAGCTCGTAAGTTGATTTCAGCAGTTGCTGTAAGATTGTTGTTCGAACAAAACGACCAAATCGTTAGACAACAGTTCTTAGATAGTGTAAACCCAATCTTAGATGCTATCAGAAGAGATAGAGGTTTGTATGATTTCCGTGTAACGGTTTCATCAACACCTGAAGATTTGGATAGAAACACACTTACAGGTAAGATTTACCTTAAACCAACGAAGGCTCTTGAATTTATTGATATTGAATTCTTTATCACACCTACAGGAGCATCGTTTGAAAATATCTAATAAAACGGGGGGAGAAATCCCCCCATTTTTAGCCAAATGAGAAAAAGAATTTTAGAAGGATTTAAAGAAGATAAATCACCAGATATGAAATATTATGCGTTCGATTGGGACGATAATATTGTTCATATGCCAACAAAAATTATTTTGAAGGATTCTGATGGTGATGAAGTTGGTATGTCTACGGATGACTTTGCAAAGTATAGACACGATATAGGTAAAGAAGATTTCGATTATAATGGACAGACTATAGTTGGTTTTGCAGAAAATCCGTTCAGAAACTTTGGTACTCTTGGAGACAAAGATTTTTTAATTGACTCAATGAGGGCAAAAGAAGGTCCTGCATTTGAAGATTTTAAAGAAGCGATAAATAACGGTTCAATTTTTTCAATAATAACAGCGAGAGGACATAATCCAAACACATTAAAACAAGCGGTTTACAATTATATTGTAAATAATTTTAATGGTATCGAAAAAGAGCAACTTGTTAAAAATCTAAAAAAATACAGAAGTTTTACAGGTGAAGATGAGATGTCAGATAATGAGTTAATAAAATCTTATTTATCAATGAACAAGTATCATCCTGTTTCTTTTAATGATGAAAAAGGTGCTAAAAATCCTGAAGAAGCTAAAGTCCGTGCTATGGATGATTTTGTAGATTACATAAAAGGAATGGCTTCATTATTAAATAAGAGAGCATGGTTAAAAAATGATATAGGTAATAAATTTGTACCTAGTAAGCCATCTATTGGCTTTTCAGATGATGACCCAAGAAATGTAGAAGTAATGAAGAAACATTTTAAAGATAAACCAGATAATATAGTAAAGACTTATTCTACTGCTGGAGGCACTAAGAAGGAAGTTAATTAAGAATAATTTTTTTTAAAAATAAAGTAAATAGAAAAATTTTTCAACACACTATATTTATAGAAATAAACAAAGAAACAAAAATTTAATAATATGGCTGATTTACTGATGAAAATGCCGATACCTTACGAACCGAAACGTCAAAACCGTTTCATTGTTAGGTTCCCATCAAGTTTAGGAATTAATGAGTGGTTCGTAGAAAGTTCTGCTAGACCTCACATCACTATTGCTGCTACTGAAATACCTTTCCTTAATACATCAACATATGTTGCAGGAAGATTTAACTGGCAAACACTTAATATAACATTTAGAGACCCAATCGGACCTTCTGCAGCTCAAGCACTTATGGAGTGGGTTCGTCTTTGTGCTGAATCAGTGACAGGTCGTATGGGTTATGCTGCGGGATACAAAAAAGACGTGGACATCGAAATGTTGGACCCAACAGGAGTTGTTGTTGAGAAATGGATTTTATATGGTACATTCTTAACAGATGTTAACTTCAATACCTTGGCATACAATCAAGACGGATTGGCAACAATTACATCAACAATGAGAATGGACAGATGTGTGTTAGTTTACTAATACTATTTATTACCAAATAATTTTAACTATATTTAACCGTAAAGACATAAACTTTACGGTTAATTTTTTATATGGAAGACCAATCAAGAGAATACGGACAAATGAATTTTACCCTACCACACGACGTGGTTCCCTTACCTTCAGGGGGTATATTCTATAAAAACAAAAAGAAATCTGTTAAGGTAGGATATCTAACTGCCTCAGACGAAAATATATTATTGGGTAATACTGATAATATTCAAATAACATTGTTGAGGAATAAAATCTATGAACCTGATGTTAGGGTTGAAGATTTATTGGAAGGTGACATTGAGGCTATTTTAATATTTTTAAGAAACACAGCATTCGGTCCTGAAATGGTTGTTAACAATATTGACCCTATAACAAAAAAATCATTTCAAAGTACAGTTAGATTAGATGAACTTTCAATTCTAAAAGGACAAGAACCTTCGGAAGATGGTACATTTGCCCTAATGTTACCTAAATCACAAACGCCTATTAAAGTTAAACCTTTAAGTTATGGTGAGTTAATAGATATTGAAAAAATGGGTGAATCTTATCCACAAGGAAGAGTGGTACCAAAGGTAACCTGGAGATTGGCAAAACAAATTGTGGAACTAAACGGAAGTACCGATAAGGCTGAAATTGTTAAATTTATTGAACAAATGCCAATTTCAGATTCTAAATTTATAAAGAAATTTATGGATGAGAATGAACCAAGGTTGGATATGAGAAGACAGATTATTACCCCATCAGGAGAGAAACTAACGGTGAATGTTGGTTTTGGGGTTGACTTTTTTCGCCCTTTCTTCTGATTATAGAAAAGGACAACTTGATGAGTTTTATTATTTAAACACATTAATGAAAATCACATATCAAGATTTTCTTCAAATGCCTTTATTTGCGAGAAAATATTTGTTGGATAAATGGATTGAATCAAATTCAAAGGACTGATTTTTCAGTCCTTTTGTATTTATATTGAAATAGTTTGAATATATGCAAGCAACAACACCACCAAAAGACGAAGGATTAGATGGGTTAGGGTTTTTAAATTTTAAAGACCCTGACTATTTTAAAAAATTCGTCAACGAATTTAAATCTGCAATTGGTAATCTCTCCGCAGGTGCGACTGAAATAAATGCAACTTTTGGACAAACAAGACAAAGAATTGTTGAGATTCAAACAGCAATTTCGGATGCGGTTCCTGGTATCACCAGATTAGGTGGTAGTGTAAACGATACAATTAATACAATAAAAGAATCGGCTGAAGCGTCAAGAAGAAATGTAGTAATAACAACAGAACAAACTGAAAAACTTTATGCCGCTTCTAAGTTAACAGGACAGTCAGTTAAGGGACTAGTTGATGGATTTGCGGATGTAGGAATTGGAGTACAAGCATTACCTAAACAATTAGAAAAATCTTTTGATTATATTAGAAGTATTGGAGGTAATTCACAACAAATTTTTACATCGGTCAATTCAAATATGGAGCAGTTGAATCGATATCAGTTTCAAGGAGGTGTTGAAGGTCTTACAAAAATGGCAGCTCAAGCCAGCATGTTAAGATTTGACATGAACGAAACTTTCAGATTGGCAGATAGAGTTTTAGACCCAGAAGGAGCAATCGAAGTTGCATCGGCTTTCCAAAGATTGGGAGTTTCTGCAGGAAATTTAGTTGACCCCTTTCAATTAATGAATCAATCAATTAACGACCCATCAGGACTTCAAAATAGTTTGACAGATGTTGCAAAACAATTTACATATTTTGATGAACAAACAAAAACTTTTAAAATAAATCCTCAAGGTGTTTTAACACTTAGGGAAATGGAAAAACAAACAGGTGTTTCTGCTAAAGAAATGAGTAAGCTTGGATTAGCAGCCGCAGAAGCAGACCAAAGAATTTCTGCAATTAAAGGGGTTGGTTTAAATTTAAGTGAAGAAGATAACCAATTATTATCTAACATTTCTAGAATGGGTGATGGTGGTGAATATGAAGTTAAAGTTAAAGATGAATCAGGAAAAGAATATTATGATAAAATAAGTAATATTTCGCAACAACAATTAGAAGCTACTTTAAAAGAACAAAAAGACGGACCAAAAACTTTAGAGGATTTACAAAGGGCACAATTAACAACAACAGATTTAATATATGCCGACATAAACGCGATAAAACAAAAAGTTGTGTTTGGAGTTGTATCATCTCAACCATTACTTGAAGGTGTTGAAGGTGCTAGAAGAGTGACAACAACGGCAACGGGTGAATTTTCAAAATCATTTAAAACGGAAGATGTTAGAAATATAAGTGAATCGGTTTTTAAATCGGTAGGAGAATTATTTAAAGATGTTTCTTCAGGGAAAAAAGATAAAAAATCGGCAGCGGCTGATTTCTTAGATAAAATGCAAATGTTACAAGATAAAACCGGCGCTAATGTTATTGATGGGTTAAAGAAAACTGGGATTGATATTACCGAAAAGTTAACCGATAAAACAACAGGGGAATCATCTTTAAAGAAAATCTTCACAGATTATTTTGAAAAAATTGGTCAGTTTGATACCGCTAAAAGTACTGATAAAGTAAAAAACGAACAGATTAATTCTTTAATGTATGGTAAGGATGGTGCAGGTAAACAATTGGCAACCGCAAGTGCAAAAGGTGAAGCAACAACAATGACAACTAAATCTACCGTAGATGTTGGTGGTAAAATAATTGTTGAATTTAATACACCAAATGGAACTGAGTTAACTAAAAAAATGCTTGATGATTGGGCAAACAGTCCACAAACTAAACAATATTTTGCTAACTTGAATTCACAACAGAATCCAACAAAGGCACCAATCAATACAACCTACGGGAACTAAAAAATAATAGTTAACCTATTTATATAAAAACAATTGAATGGGGAATAGTCCACTAGATTTTATAAATTCAGAAGGATTTAGAAAAAAATTGATAACAAGGAATTTGACACCATATGCCAAATCTCCAAACAAACCTACGCCCCCAACTAATTACGAGTATATTCAAACAGATACATCTGTTGTAGATAGCCCAGACCAGTTAATTGACGAACCAAGTTTTGCAAATAAACTATATCCATTAAACCAATGGGGTTCAGAAGGTGGGTACAAACAAGTTCCTGACCCTGGTGGATTGATGAATACCCATTCAAATGATGGTGAATATGGGTATATGGATGGTAAGATTATTGACGAAGCATTACCTGAATCTCAAAGATGGAAATCAATAAATGCTTATTCTAATGGAACTGATAGTATATTAGATAGTGCAGAATTTTTTAATAGTATAGATTTGGTTGGACCAAATTCACAAGGAATTTATAATAACCAACCGTACCCAACATTTGATTCTTCTTCCTATTCACCCATTTCAATTTTACTTACTCCTGACCCACAAGGTAGTAATGGTCTTTTGAGTAGTGATTCGTTCATTGCTAGATTAGGTGCACAGACACTTAGAAAAAGTTTTGAAGAGAGAATTGCAACTGAAATAAGAAGAAATACTATAGGAAGAGCTAACGTATTCAATGTTAGAAGTGGAACAGACATTTTAAACATTGCAACAGGTAGAGTTCCATTAATTGAACCCAACTATACTATTACAGTACCTTCTAATCCTATATTAGCGGCCACAGATTTTGCGTTAAGATTGGCGGGAAGCATCTTACCTGTATCACCAATATTTGGTTCTTATTGGGATACAAACACGCAACTTGGACAACCAACAACAATACAACAAATGAACAATGCGTTCAGAAGAAGTACTGTTGGTAAGTTTTTTAATAGATTATTAGGTGGTGGACAAACAGGTTCACAGATAATGTACAATAATATGGGTGGTGGACAAAAGTCACGTTTGTTTGCCAACATAGATTTTAACAGATATAAGCCAAGTTTTGATAGAACTTTATTTGATAGATTGGGAGGAGCCATTGTAGGTTCAACAACTAATAATTCTGATTTTTATGTTGGTTCAACATCATCTGACCCATCAAGAGTATTTTCACCTGCAGGGGATATACCTGTAAATTCGTTTGGTATTGAGCAACAAACTGCAGTATACGGTCCACAAGAACTTGCTCAATTATATGAAGGACCAAGTAAAGAAATTAGGTTGGGTGCTAACGGACCAACATATAGTAATGGTGGTGGTATTGAGGGAGGAATGACTTGGGTATCACCAAAGTATAAGGGAAATGCTGGTAAAAAAGTTGGAATTGGGGGCGAAATTACAAATGATGATGAAGACTTTAAACCATCATCATATAATACAACCGAATCAACAAACATAACATTTAGGGACGGGTCAATATTGGACGATACCCAAAGAATTATTGATAGCCAACCTCAAGGAGGTAAAAGACTACAGCATGTAGGTAATGCCATTGACCAAGTAAGTAAAGTCTTTAATGATGGGTACAAAGAGCTCACAAAGGGTTCTAGAGTTATCAAGTACACAGGAAGTATTGGACAAGAAGTGGGAACTGAATATTGTAGAGTTTTCGCCAAAGATATTCCATATCTTCAATATAATGACTTACAAAAAACTGATGGTATTACAACACAAGGAAGAAGATTTTCTTATTCTGTGTTAGATAACACATATAATCTTAATATTGCGCCAAACAAACAAGAGGGAGGACAAGACTCAACAAACCTTATTAACGGACCTGGTGGGACTAGTACTAATATAGGTTATGCTAAAAAATATATGTTTTCATTGGAAAATCTCGCTTGGAGAACTGCTAGCACTCCAGGTGGTGGGGGTTCATCCGTTGCTGAATTACCAATTTGCGAGAGAGGTCCGAACGGAGGAAGAGTTATGTGGTTCCCACCTTATGGATTAACATTTAGTGAATCAGTATCTACAAATTGGAATCAAAGTGATTTCTTGGGAAGACCAGAACCGATATATACATACAAAACAACTCAAAGAACTGGGTCTTTAACATGGAAAATAGTAGTAGACCACCCATCAGTTTTGAATGTTATTGTTAATAAAGTTCTTAATAATGAAACTAACAATACAAGAATTAATAGTATGCTTGATGCATTCTTTGCAGGATGCTTAAAATACGATTTATATGAATTAGCTAAAAAATATTGGACGATAAATCCAAACGATTTGTATCAGTTACAACAGGCAATTACGTCACAAGAAATGACCAAAGAACAGATAGAATTTACAAAAGAAACAATCCAAACAGGAAACAATTCACCAACAGGTGCGGGGTCTGTTACCGCACAGGCAACACCATTAGGTAATGATTATTTTAGCAAATATAATAGTACATTAGCATTTTATTTTGGTAATGATTATCCAAAAAAAGGTGACGTACCTAACTATAATGTTGAATATGCCAGATATACATCACAGTCAAATAAAAATTTTTATTTTACAAAATCACCATCTACGTCAGGACAAACAAGTCAGGTTTTCACTGAAGTTGTGACAGGAAACTACCAACTCATACAAGAAATGGTAAAGGACATTGCAAAACAATTAAACGATTACCCACAAGGTAATTTAGTAATAACTGTGGATTCAAGTTGTTCTGCACCGGCAACTGATGCTTATAACAAAGAACTCTCACAAAGAAGAATTGATTCAGTTGTAAAATACTTTAACGAAAGTCCAGAACTTGAAAAAGCCATCAAATTACAAAGATTATCTATTACAAAAGGGAAAAATTTTGGAGAAAATACAAATTCACAACCAACTAATTTCACTGTTGTAGATGGAAAATATTCTTTGGATAAAAAAACAACAGGTAAACTTGTTAATTGTACTAGCGAAGACCCCAATGTTAAAGGAGGTGATGTTACTGTTGGTGCGGATGAAATTTTTACGTATGGTGCAATGGCATGTAGAAGAAGTACATTCAAAATTACAGGAAATTTATCACAACCACAATCAACATCACCGACACCACCACCACAATACGTTGAAGTTGTTAAAGGAAATGTTGTTACTGAAACAGTAAAAACACAAAAAGTAGAACAACAATGGAAACCTAGAGATAATATAACCAAAAGAGTATTAAGGTCATTGCTTTCAGAGTGTGATTATTTTGAAACAATTAAACAAGAAACTCCTATGGTATATGATAACCTAAGAGAAAAACTTAAGTTTTTCCAACCTGCATTTCACTCTATGACACCCGAAGGGTTAAATGGAAGGTTAACATTTTTACAACAATGTATGAGACCTGGAGATACAATTCCAACAATTAAAGATATTGGAGGTGCTCCAGTATTACAATACAACAATGCGACAAACACATCTTTCGGAGCTCCACCTGTTTTGGTTCTGAGAGTAGGAGATTTTTATAATACAAAAATACTTCCAACATCCTTAAACATCACATATGAAGACCTTGACTTGAACCCTGAAGGTATCGGTGTTCAACCTATGATTGCAAACATAACTATGGCGTTTAATTTTGTGGGAGGAAGTGGACTAAAAGAATCTATAGATAAATTACAAAACGCTTTAACGTTCAACTATTATGCAAATACTGAAATATATGACGACAGAGCGGATGTTACAGAAAACTCAGAATTCTTAAAATCTTTAGATAAAGAATTTTTATCTATGGCAAATCCTCCTGGAGCCCCTGCACTTAACCAATCACAACCACAAACTGGTCAAGACAATAATAGTCCAATAGGAACCGTACTTACAAATTTGGCAACAACATCAGGAGAAACAGGAACCATAAGTTATGGTGACTTTATGACAAAAGTTGTAAATGAAACACAAACTTATTTTACTAATGTTATAAATAAAAACAGAGAAGTTGTTTCACAGTATAATAACGCAATGAGACAACAATGGCAAATGGAAAGGAATTATGTTGGAGGAACTATGTCAGTAGATTCTAATAAAAAAACAACACTTTTTGGAAAGCCAACTAATATACAAAAGGTTACAAATGAAATTTTTGATTTATTAATTAAAGATATTAGTAATAATGACGAAGGATTTGTTAAATTTATTAATAATCAAAACTTTTCAGATAAAGTAAAAAAAGTGATTAAAGAAAATTATACTAATGTATTAAATAATAGAAAAAATACATATCAAAATGCGATTACTAAAATCGTACAAGATATGACAACAGTACAACAATCGTATATTCAAACATTAGCAAGGGTTAATACTATTACTTATGATGGTACAGCCAACACAGGAACGGACGGATATCAAAAGAAAAATGGGCCTGTTGTTATATATGTTACTTCAGGTACTTCAAAAGTTTCTGCATCTTCAAACGGTGCTTCAGACACACTTGTTGAATTGGTCAATGATGTAAAAACTTTGCAAAATAAAATTATTGAATTTAATACAATAACAAGTAATCCAATAACTTTTATGAATCCAGGTGATAAAAAAGAATACTCTGGAAAATTAATTTACGAAATTGTTGGTGACGGAAATTCACCGTTAAATAAAATATCAGCAACAGAAACCTTTATACCTTTTAGTAAAAATGAGACTTTTGCAAGTCCAAGTTTTAAAAAGGTGTATATGATTTTATCTAATGAGGTTACCGATGACAAAAAATATGAAACTTTCAAAAAAGAAATGATTGGTAATATAATTGGAAATACTAAGTTATTGTCCGACGGGCAACAAGATATTGAAATACAATTTGACAAATATTGGATTGGAACCGCAAAACCACTCTTTAGTGAAGAAAATACAATTACAAAAAACTTTATAGACAGTCTTGAAAAAAATGATTTGAAAAATTTTGTTAAGTTCACACCATTTGATTCAAAAACAAGAGAATTTATATACAGTACAGATAACCAAGCAAATACAAATACAAAAGATTCACAACAAAATTTAATAAAAGGATTGGGTGCGTCAACAAACCAAAATACAAACACAAAAACTTGGTGTGATAGTAATGGAAATGTTTCAGACATATACATATCAAAAGTAAAACTTAACTAATGGCATCTCAGTATTGGAACAGATATAGTCAATTTTTAATTAACGGTGAGCAAACTGTAGTACCATTTGTACAATTACCACAAAAGGCTTCAGACAAAGCTTACATTTATAAAGTTGCTAGAAGTAGATTAGATAAAGTTTCTCAAGAGTATTATAACACACCTTATTTTGGTTGGTTAATTTTACAGGCAAATCCACAGTTTGGTGGATTAGAAAATAATATCTATGATGGTGCGATATTGATTATTCCATTTCCGCTTCTACCTTCATTACAGGACTATAAAGGAGCAATAGACAATCATTTTTATTATTATGGCAGGTAACTTACAAGCTGACAACAGTGGAAATATTTTATGTGAATTTGATTACAACAACATTATTGTTGTAGACCCAAACAGAACTATTGATGCTTTTGGTAATATACAAGAACGCCTTGTTGACCACGAAAATCTTGTAATGTATGCAAATTTAGAGGCCGAACTTCTACCAAGAACAAAACTTGCAGTTGGAGCTGCACCAAACGATAGAATTAGAACAATATCAGTTGCAAAAATGAATTTTTTAAAACCAACAAAAAATTCTTATTTAGGAACAGGATATTATGATGAGATAACTGGAGAGAATACTACGCAGTTTAAGGGAGAAAATCAAATGATGACTTCTGTTTCAGTACCTAAAGATGGAAGTAAACCATATGTCGTAGATGCACCAGCAGACCTAAATAACATTATGGATAATGGTCTTTTGGGGATAACTCAAATTAATATTCAAACAAATACTTCATTCGTACCATCAGTTAGGATAGAATTAGAGGATGTACAAGGAAGGGCTCTATTTCAATTAGGTAACAATTCACCGTATGCGGCATTCTTTAATTTACCATATCCACCCTTTTATTTAACTCTAAAAGGTTATTACGGACAAGCCATTAGATACCAATTAAATTTAGAAAAATTTAATGCTAGATTTAACTCATTTAGTGGTAACTATCAAGTTAGTTTAGAGTTTAAGGGATATAAATTTAATATTCTTAATGAGGTTGCAATGGGACATTTATTAGCATTACCTCATATGTATAGCCAAACTTTTGATGTTGCATCTTCTCCTGTTGGTGCACAAACAACATCAAAAACAGCAGAAAGTCAATCAAAAACACAAAATGTAAGTACCGCCAATAGTTCAATAAGTAGTACTAATGTTGTTTCTCAAATAACATCAGAGAGAGGGTATCAAAAAATATTTGAGGTTTATAGTGAATATAAGGCAAAAGGATTGGTACCTCCAGACTTACCCGAACTAACACTTCTTCAGTTAATGAATAAATTAGAAACTTTCGAAAAAAATATTGAAAATTCTTTTCCTAAAGCTGAAGTTGAACCATTAACAAATATTAGAAGTTATAGAGAAATATTAAAAAATTATTTCGAAAACATTAGAGGAAGTAATTCTTGGTTTACTACGTATATGGACCCTAAACCATTAATTAAAAAAGGTGGACAAAGAATCTACACATTCAAAAAGTTAGAACTTCAAGTTATAGATGATGCAAACAATAAATTAAAATCTATAATTGAAAATTATAACAATACCTTATCTCAAAACGCAACCTTAGGTAAGGGAAAACCTGATGAAATAAAAAACCCAATTGCATATACAAATATTGTAGTTAGTCCTACTTCATTTACTGATATTGATTGGGATGAAACTGCAAAAATTCAATTAGGTTTACCGTCAGTTACTCAAACACAAGTTAATAATGTAAAGTCAGATTATAGTAATTTAACTAAACCTTATTTTACAACAGATAAAAACGGTAATATTGTAGAAATTAGAACTGCATTTTTTATTTTTGAAGGTGAAGGAAGATTTGATAAACAAATCACATCTTTAGAGGCACAGGCAAATAAAAAATTATCTTTTTACGAATCAGAAATAAGTGCAAAACTTCTAAGAAAAATAGAAGACAGAGCCACAGGTATCGGATTTAGACCAACGGTTAGAAATATTACCGCTGTAATTATGGCTTCGGCTGAAGCGTTTATAAGAATGTTAGACGATGTTCATACCAACGCTTGGAACGTTAAGTATGACCCTATAAGAAAATCCGCAATATTAGATAACACTAGCTCGGCTCCAAATACTGAAGACCAAGACAATTTAGTTATCGCACCACTTGGTGATAGCCAATTAAAAAATGCAGAAATTCCTGTTTATCCTTGGCCACAATTTTTTGTTGAATCACCTGAAGATAAAAAAGGTAGATTCCAATTAAAGTATATTGGTGACCCATCGGTTGTTGATTTAACAAAAGGATATTTGTATGACAAATGGCCTGAAGTTGAATTTGTTGAAGAATATATGAAAGGTATTACAAAAAAATTCGACGCACCACAAGCTCCAGAACCTTTAGCAAATGAAAGAGATACTAATACTATTACAATAAATGCGATAGAGTTCCCATCATTAGGATTAGCATATGCTAATAAAGAAGAAATAAAATTCTTTTATGAAATATGGGAAAGACAATTTTTAACATCACATTATTCAGGGTTAGTCAGGGCCAATGCAAATCAAGTTCAAGATTTATTTAAATTAAATGTACAAACTGAAGTTAATAACATTTATGACGCGATTAATGTTAGTGCACCATACCTAAGTTTAAAACTTAAAAATTACAATATTAACGCGGGTAATTATATTTCATTTTTAGAAGGTATATCTAACAACGGAACAGGTAGAGCATATCAAGATTTTATTAGAGATTTCTTTGTTACACCATACATAAAAACAATGACTGAAAACCCAACAGCGTTATTGAGTCTTTTTGATGTGGGTAAAATTCCACAATCAAACGCAGATTCATTAGCGTTAGAAAAATTAATAAAAAACGCCACAAATGATAAATTTGTTGTAGATACAATTCCATTCACAAACCCAACTTGGGTAACATCAAATATGAGTAATGGTATTACGTCAAATGGAAATGATGTTTATAATACAACAAAAACATTGAAAATCTTTGAACAAAGAAAGGCAATATCAAACTTCACAGACATATTTGATTTCTCAACAAACAGACCCGTAACTAATTTTTCATATATAAATTACCAAGACCCAACATTAGAACTTTTAAATATTGAAAGTAATCAAATAGGATTAAGAACGTTTTACGAAGAAAGAAAACCAACATCGTTTACGACAACAGAAGGGTATGTGTATGGAACATCACCAACATCAAGTATGCCATACCAAACAACAACATCACTTTTAAACACACCTTACTTTATTAATGCAATTCAAAATGGGGTATATAACAACAGAAGAAAATCTAAATACCCTTACATACAAGCCGCCTATATTTTTTTAAATTCTTTACCTATTGCGTCACTTAGAGAAAAATATAAATCATATAATGTTAGTGATGATTTAGATTACATTGCATCTTGTTTTAATAAATTCGGTGCGGTACACAAATTACCATACGCTTGGATTTTAAAGATGGGTTCAGTTTGGCATAGATACAAGAAGTATAAAGAAAGTGGGATTGATATATTATCAAGTGCTTGGAGTAATTTTGACTATTTAACAAACTATAGTCCAATTTTAAGTTCAACAACACAACAATATGATTTTAATTATAAACAAGTTAATAATTCACAAATTGTTGAAACGACGGAATCAATTGTTTTACAATCAATAAATCCAAATGATATTAAAATAAACACAGGATTTTATCCAAAAGTTATAAATGATTTTAATTATTTTTATAATTCATTTGATTTATATGTAGACTATAATAATACGGAAATACAAAAAAGTGTTGATTTGGGGATGAAGGTTTATAATTTTCCAAATTCAAGGTTTAGTGCGAATCAAAATGATAATAATTTAACATTAAACACTTGGTCAATTACAATACCAAATTTTAGTGACACACCTGTTACCAAAGATTGTAATACTAAAAGTAATGCAATTGGTACAGAACATTTTATCATACCTTCATTTGGTTGTAATATAAATCAGACAAAATATGAATGTATTGATAACCCATATGCAGATACAAATCTTTCGGTTAATTTAACGAATAATAATAATATGTATAACGGCTCAGTTAGAGCCCTATGGTCGGCACCAAATTTTGGATATTTCAATAATGATGAACTTGTTATCCCACCAACTGATTCATATTTAAATGAAATATCCGCGGATAAATCAGAACAGTCACCATTCAAACTTTTAACCAAAGACAGTTACTCAAAAATAGAAGAAATATTTTCAGTTTTTGAAAAAAGAGATTTAGATAGTTTTGAAAACGAATTTTTAAATTTTTCTAAATCAATAACTGACGCAGATTCTGCACAACCAGAAGCCCAATATGACACACCAACTGTTAATCAAAATGCTAATTTCAGAAACTTCCAATCTTTGTTTAAAACAATGATGACAGTTCCCGCACCAACACCAATCGAAACTGATTCTGAATTTTTTAATTCAACAATAGATAGTCAATATAAAAACGTACAAATCTTACTTAGAAACTTTTTAGAATATGATATTATATTAAGAATAGGTAATCCATCAAAATATAAAAGAAGGATTTTTGATTCTTATTTATCTTATCTATCAACACCTAATGTAATTGACCCAATACAATTCAAACCATATATTGTTGGTTCACTACCTACAAGAACAGGTAGTGTGACTTTACAACAATCCAAAACACAGAACTCAGCTGCTTGGTTAACTTTGGAAACTGAAGTCGGATTCTCAACAATACCAAATGTTGTATATAGTTCACAAGGAAGTTATATTACAGATTTTTTTGTTGAAAACAATATTGAGTTCACTTCAAGAAATATTACCCTGTTGGCTCCGTTGATTAAAATGTATGCAACCGCAAAACTTCAAACACCAGGACTTACTCCGGCACAATTCAAAAACCAATTAAATGGTTACTTAGACCAAGAAACAAATATACAGAATAATTTTATAAATGATGTTATGGCGGGAGTTAGAGCAAAATTACCTAACCAACAACAATTGCCCGAAAGAGTAATATCAAGTGCCATTTCAGGAGAACAAAGTAAGGTGGAAAACTATGAAGTTTTTAAAGCTTTGAACGATAAATGGATTGCGGGTGCTGACTTTAAAAACCAAACATTGTTTGAAGATATTTTATTTTTAGATAGAGCATCCAGAAATATTGGTGAAACAATATTGTTAGATATTTTTGATTTGAAAGGTATGTTTGGTATTGGTGGTAAACAAGGTGAATACTCGCTAAATCAAGCAATGAGTGTATTCACGTTCATTAGTGGGCTTTTGATAAAAAATAATTTCACAGTAATGAACCTTCCTGCATATGTTAACTTCTATAATGTACAAGATGTTGATGGTACAACAATACCACAACCTGAAGGTAGTTTAGAATTTGCTAATAGTATGTGGGGAACATTCTTGGATGTTGATTATAGAAAATCATCATCAAAAATGGTTTGTTTTTATGTTGGAAAACCATCATCATATCTTGATTTACCTAAAGGTAATTCAAGATACCGAGACGATTCATTTGAATTAAGAAGAGCATCTGAAAACCCATTGATAGAGAATCAACAAGGAAAAAAAGATTGGGCGTTATCAAATAAATGTGTTGGATTTAATGTTGATTTAGGAATAAGAAATCAAAACGTATTTTATTCTTTCTCAGTATCACAAGATAATGGAGTTGCAACTTCTGAGGCAATCAATACCCAAATTAATATGGTTGACCAAGCCACAGGTAGAAATACTGCAACACAAAACGTTGGTTTATATAACCTTTATAAACAAAGAAGTTATAAAGCAACCGCGACTTGTTTAGGAAATGCATTACTACAACCAACAATGTATTTCAATTTAAGACACGTACCAATGTTTAATGGTCCTTATATGATTATGGATGTTCAACATACAGTACAACCTGGAAATTTCCAAACAACATTTACTGGTGTTAGACAAGGTATCTATGATTTACCCGCGATTGACTCATTCTTACAAAGTATCAATAAAAATTTATTAACAAGATTAGAACAGTTATTAAAAATTAAAAAGGATTCACCAATAGTACCAGCAACATCAAACCAACAAAAAAACAATAATGTAGTTCAGAAAGCAGAAAATACTCCAGATGCCTCAAATAGTTGTGTGTCTAATGTTGACGTTACTCTGTATCGTGAATATACAAATACTACATCTAATCTAACAACAGTTCAATCTCAAGTATTCTCAGACGCACTGAATAGACTATTCCCTGGTACAGAAGAAAAAGACCAAGTATTAAGGGCTTCTATATATACAATTTCATACATTTCAAGTTTTCAACAAAATTCTAATACCACAGGAACTGGTGAATTTAAGGGTTGGAATAATAACTTCGGTTTAATATCTCTTTATTTAAATTGGAACCCATCTCAACAGTATTTCACTAAAACTTACGGTTGTGTTAATGTGAAAGATTCATCTCCAAATGGAAAATCTCAACCGTTGGTGTCTTTTGCTAATTTAGATGAATACATTAAATTCATGGGTTCAAGATTACAAGCAAACGTACCAAGAATCCTGCAAGACGGATTATTAAAATATTACGTTTGTAATTGGCCAAAAAACAATGGAGTGTCAACAGCATATTATGAATCTCATATAAATGATTATGCAACATTAGAAAAAACAATTAGTAACGCTCTAACTTCAGCTCAATCTGTAAATATTTTACCAAAAACATCTTCTGATAATTTAAAAAAGACTGTTGAGGAAAAGAAAAAAAGTGGTACTTCAGGTTCTAGTGGTAGTTCAGGTACTTCAGGTTCTAGTGGTAGTTCTGGTTCTTCAGGAACTTCAGGTATTTGTTTACCGCAAATATCATCATTTACTCCAGAATTAGGAAACAAAGGAACAATTGTACAAATTAATGGAGGTAATTTGGATACCGTAACGGCAGTTACAATAAATGGTGTTGTTACATTAAAAGAAAAAATAACTTTCATTAATCCAAATACTCTAAGATTAGAAATGCCTCAAATTGGAAATGGAACTACATTAATAAAAAATAATTTTGTTCTAACTAATAAAGAAGGGTCAGTCACATCAAGTACAAAATTCACTTACAATCCAGCAATTAACGTTCAAACGAATTCTATAGTAAACACAAATCCACAAACAACACAACCACTAACTTTATTATCAGAATACGAATCAATGTCAGACGGTACAAATTTAGAACTTGTTGTTAAAGTTAATCCTGATTCTGGAAATTGGACAATAAATAATAGTGTTCAGATGAAAGTATCGGTTTTTGATGTTACAGACAGTAATAATGTAAAAACACAAACTTTAAACCAACAAGCCGATACAATACTGACAAATAACGTAAATCAGAATGTGTTTAAAATTACTTATCAACAGATAGCTGATTTATTGATTAACAAACCAATCTCACCTTTTAATAACGTTCCGATAAAAAACACGCAAATTGTTAAAATTCAATTAGATATATCTGCGTCAGCGGAAGACAAAGAAAAAAACCCACAACCTGTATTACAAAGTTTTAATTTCAAATATAAAGATGAAACAATAACTAAAAAACCAACCTTTGCAGAACAACCATTATCGATAACATTAGTTGGTGAAAGTCCTAACTTACAAGGAAATGGGTGGCAATATTTTAATATTAAAAAACCTGCGGGTGGTTATATAACTTTTATTTTTAATGCTCCTGCGTTTGACGAAAGTAAGTATGGTTTTAAAACGTTTGTTGATAAAAATGGTAATGGTATATTCTATAGCATGGTAGGTGGGATTGATACCAAATACACCTATCTCTCCAATATAGATTCACTCGGAACATTTAAACTATCGGTTGAATATTATCCATATGGATTTACATCACCAATAAACGGAGAAGTGTTAAAGCAAACAGTATTTAGTCCTCTTTTCACTTTATAGTATACCAACATATTTATATAAAAAGATTTTTATGGATTTAAAATCAAAATTGAATAACTATCTTGGAAAATCAGTAAGATATTCTGAGGAAGACAACGGAGACGGAACTAAACAAGTTTGTGATTTAGACACAGGCGATTGTTATACAGTAAGAGAAAGAGATGGTCTTATTGAAAGAGCAGGACACGTTCAAACCGCTAATAGAAAAGTTAGAGTAGAAACTTCAAGAGGTATAAAAACATTATTAAACGGATAACAAAATGAGTTTAGATAAAAAAATTTTAAGCGAAATCGAAAGATATAGAAATATAAACAAATATATCTTAGAACAGGCGGAGGTACCGCCACCAGATTTGGGAGCATTAGCCCCCGCACCTGGTGAAGTTGGTGCAGGAGCACCTCCACCACCAGCACCCGCTGAAGCAACTCCACCGCCAGCTCCAGGAGCTGAAGGTGCAGAACCACAAAAAATCGATGTCGAAAATGACCCCGATGTTGAAAAATTAGATGACGAGGGTAATTCAGAGGAGAAAGGAGAAGAAGGTTCTTCAACAGAAGAATTGGAAATCACAGACCTTGTAGATTCTCAAAAAAACATCGAACAAAAACAGGAAGAATATTTCACCAATTTATTTGGTCAACTTAATGATTTAACATCCAAACTTAATGAGATGGATAAAATTATGGATAAGTTGAATACTCTTGAAAATAAGATTGAAAAGTATAGAGAAAAAACACCACAAGAAAAACTTGAATTAAGGACTTTAGATTCTTATCCTTTTAATCAGAAATTATCACAGTTCTTTGATGACAAACAACAGGATTTAGAAAAAACAGGTAAACACGAATATGTGTTAACTACAGACCAAATTGAAGATATGAATGTTAATGACGTAAAAAATTCATTCAAACCGGGTTTTAATGACGATACAGGATTTGAAGGATTAAGATAAAAGTTAAGAATATTTTAAAAGGTCATCTTTTGATGACCTTTTTTATTTGACATAACGGGATTTCCCAACTATAATTAATAAACACTAAAACACTTTAAAATGAGTAATGTATTAGACGCCGTATTGGCACAGTATGAAAAAAATCAGTTTGGGGGCGGGGCCCAATCCAAAATGTCGCAAGACGAAAGAATGAAAAAGTATTTCGCTTTAATCCTTGGAGATAAAGAGAAATCAGGACAAAGAAGAATTCGTATTCTTCCTACCGCAGATGGTTCTTCACCATTTAAAGAAGCTTGGTATCACGAAATCCAAGTAGGTGGTCAATGGCAGAAATTCTATGACCCAGGAAAAAATGACAACGAACGTTCACCTTTGAATGAGGTTTATGAAGAGTTGATGTCAACGGGAAAAGATTCTGACAAAGAATTGGCAAAACAGTATAAGTCACGTAAGTTTTATATTGTTAAGGTTATCGATAGAGACCACGAAGAAGACGGACCAAAGTTTTGGCGTTTTAAACACAACTACAAGAACGAAGGTATCCTTGACAAAATCATTCCGATTTGGAGAAACAAAGGTGATATCACTAATGCTGAGAATGGTCGTGACCTTGTCATCGAATTGGCAAAATCAAAGACACCTAAGGGTAAGGAGTACACAACTGTTTCTGCGATTATGTATGATGACCCAGCACCTGTACACACAGAAAAAGAACAGGGTAAAGCTTGGATTAACGATGAATTGACTTGGTTGGATGTTTATTCTAAAAAACCTGTCGAATATCTCGAAGCAATCGCAAGAGGTGAAACCCCGAAATGGGATTCTGATAAAGGCGGTTATGTTTATGGTAACTCAACCGTTTCAGAAGAAACTATTGGTGGAAGCAAAAAGGCAACATCAAATTATACTGACCCTCAAGCAGACGCTGAGGCAGATTCAGATTTACCGTTCTAATTTTATAACCAAGGGTGGTGAAAACCACCCTTATTTTTTATCTTATGGCAATCAAAAAAAACGAATTTAGCGACATTAAGAAGAAGTTTTCAACTTCTGCAAAATATAAACCACAAAGGTTCTTCGACTTAGGTGAAGACTTTTTGGATGCTGTTGGACTACCTGGTCCTGCAATTGGACACTTGAATATGTTCTTGGGTCATTCAGATACTGGAAAAACAACTGCGGCAATTAAAACCGCTGTGGACGCTCAGAAGAAAGGTATTCTACCTGTGTTCATTATCACAGAACAGAAGTGGTCTTTTGAACACGCAAGACTAATGGGTTTTGAGTGTGAAGAAACTGTTGACCAAGACACAGGAGAGTTAGACTGGGATGGATTTTTCATATTCAATAACAACTTTAGTTATATCGAACAAATCACTGATTACATCAACTCACTTATTGATGCTCAAGAAAAAGGTGAACTCGAATACAGTTTGTGTTTCATTTGGGATTCTGTTGGTTCTGTACCTTCTAAGATGACTTATGAAGGTAAAGGTGGTAAACAACATAATGCAGCTGCTTTATCAGATAAGATTGGAATGGGTATCAACCAAAGGATTTCAGGTTCAAGAAAATCTGATTCAAAGTTTGAAAATACTTTGGTTATTATTAACCAACCTTGGGTAGAACTTCCTGACAATCCATTCGGACAACCAAAGATTATGGCTAAAGGTGGTAATGCGGTATGGTTGAACTCATCATTGGTATTCTTATTTGGTAATCAAAAAGGTGCGGGTACAACTAAAATAACTGCAACAAAAGACAAAAGAAGTGTTAAGTTTGCGGTAAGAAGTAAAGTATCTGTGTTGAAGAACCATATTAATGGTTTGGGATTTGATGATGGAAAGATTATCGTTACACCTCACGGATTCCTTGCGGGTAAAGAATCCACAGAAGAAAAGGCTTCTATCGAGAAGTACAAGAAAGAATATGCCGAGTACTGGAAAGACATTATCGGTACAGATGGTGATTTTGATTTGAAAGAAGAAAGAGAAGATTAGTAACCCTATAAAAACTAAATGTGGGAAAGACATTGTTGGTAGATGGTGATAACCTATTCAAAATAGGTTTTCACGGAGCTAAGGACCTCTTTAACGACGGTTCGCATGTTGGTGGGGTGTATCACTTCATTAACACCCTAAGACGATTCTTGGAGGAGCACAATCACGATAAGGTGGTTGTATTTTGGGATGGTGATTCTAACTCATCGGCAAGGAAAAAATTATATCCCCAATATAAGGAGAACAGAAGGTTAAGTATGAATGAGTTTAAATACGAATCATACTTAACCCAAAAGTCTCGTGTTAAACAATACATTGAAGAAGTATTTGTTAGACAAGTAGAAATGCATGATAACGAGGCAGATGACCTCATTGCATATTACTGTAAAATTGCTGTAGATGAGAACATAATAATCTTTTCTGCAGATAAAGACCTTACACAGTTAATCAATGAAAGGGTCACTATTTATTCACCTGTATCAAAAAGTTATTTTAAACAAGGTGATAGGATAATAATCAATAAGGTTGAAATCCCACATCAGAATGTTTTGGTTTGTAAAGTTTTTACAGGAGACAAGTCAGATAACATTGATGGTATTGAAGGTTTGGGTGAAAAAACTTTGATTAAATATTTCCCTGAATTGCAGGAGAAAACCTGCACTATCGAAGAATTATTGGATAATGCACGAAATATCCCGCAAACAAAACCAATCAAAAGTTTGTCTAATATTTTGACTGGTAAGTCAAAAAGTGGTATACTTGGTGAAGAGTTCTATAATATGAACAAGAAAATTGTGGATTTATCGAACCCACTAATTAGTGAAGAAGGAAAGGAGTTAGTAGAACAAATCTTGATTGACACTATTGACCCAACAGACAGAGGTTATAAAAACTTAATGAGATTGATGATGGAAGATGGACTATTTAAATACCTTCCCAAGAATGACGAAGCTTGGGTCAACTTCCTCAGACCATTTATGAAATTAATTAGAAAAGAAAAAAGAAACACAAACAAAAATTGAAACTATGAAAGAGATGGACAGCACAAAGATGGAATTCCTTCTAACTTTAAATGACAACATCGTTGTACAAAGATTTTTTAATGTTAAGGGGTATAACCCGAAGGCAAAAAATTCTTTGGAATTCTATGAAATAATTAAGGCTTTGGGAGAGGAATTACATTATTATTTGAAAATGAAGACGGTTGTTTATATGTTGGACAATAAAGATTCCATCATCCACGACCCTTCAATTATGGAAACATCCTTCACTGAAGGACCTGAAGTTTTTAACATTTATGTTAAGGTTGGAGAACAGACAATTTGTCATAGAGGATTCAACGCAAAATTGTACCCACCAAAAGTTCGTTATACGGTTGACGTAAGACCATTTTTGAAAGAGGTGTTGAAAGAGTTAACTGACATTTTTTCAAGTAAGAAATTAAGTTACCAATATTGTGAATTTGATTTAAGTAAGTAAGTATTTAATAATACGGGGTATCAAAGAAAACTATGAATAAGAATTTTGACTATTTAGGAAACACTTTCCAAATACAATTATTGAATCAAATTATAGAGGACAAAGATTTTGCATCATCAATTATTGATGTAATTGAACCTATGTATTTTGATAACAAATACTTCAAAATCACTTTACAGATGATAAAGGAGTACCACAAAAAATACGAAGTGTGTCCTAATTTCGAAATTTTAGAACAGATTGTAAGGTCTGAAGTAACACAAGAATTGGTTGCAAAAATCGTATTAGATACTCTAAAACAAATAAAAGATGCTCCTTTTGAAGGAGTTATCTTTGTCCAAGAAAAAGCACTTAAGTTCTGTAAACAACAAGAACTTCAGAAGGCAATGGACAAGGCTCAGAAAATTATAACTGAAGGTGATTTTGAATCCTATGATAAAGTAGAAGGATTGGTTAGAGAGGCATTACAGGTTGGAGAAACTGATAAGGGAACAACAGATATCTTTACAGGTCTTGATATGGTACTTGAAGAAGATTATAGGCATCCCATCCCAATGGGAATTCCAGGTATTGATAACCTATTAAAAGGTGGGTTGGCTAAAGGTGAGATTGGAGTTATATTAGCGCCAACTGGTGTAGGTAAAACTACAATCCTTACCAAAATTGCAAACACTGCATTTAATTTGGGGTACAACGTTCTTCAGATATTTTTTGAAGACAACCCAAAAATCATCCAAAGAAAACACTTCACCATTTGGACAGGAATTGCACCAGATGAATTATCAAACCATAAGGAAGAAGTTATGGGTAAGGTAACAGAAATTAAGGAGTCTATGGACAATAAGTTAATCCTTAAAAAACTTGCTTCCGATACAATGACAATGAATCAAATTAAAAACCAAGTAAGAAAATTAATTGCTGATGGTACAAAGATTGATTTGATTATGTTGGATTATATTGATTGTGTATTACCTGAATCAAGTGCAAAAGATGAATGGAAGGCTGAAGGTTCGGTTATGAGAGGATTTGAAGCAATGTGTCACGAGTTAAACATTGTTGGTTGGACTGCAACTCAAGGTAATAGAAGTTCAATCTCTTCAGAGGTTGTTACTACAGACCAAATGGGAGGTTCAATTAAGAAGGCTCAAGTCGGTCACGTAATTATTACAGTCGCCAAAACATTACAACAAAAAGAAATGAATCTTGCAACAATTGCCATTACAAAGTCACGTTTAGGTAAAGACGGAGTTGTGTTTGAAAACTGCAAATTTAATAATGAACTTATTGAAATTGATACTGAATCATCAGTAACCTTCCTTGGATTCGAGGAACAACAAGAGGAAAGAAAGAGAGATAGAGTTAAAGAGCTTCTTGAAAAAAGAAAGCAAAGAGAAACACAACAAAAAACTATTTAACTAAATATCTACTTTTTACAAAAAAAACTTATTATTTTTTAACCAAAATCGTGGTCGGTTTGTAGCCGACCACATATTTAATAATAAAATCAACGATTTTTTGATAAAAAAGTTAATTACAAAAATTTAAAAAATGGACATTTCAAACAGGATTTTATCGGAAATTACAGTGTATATGAAATACGCTAAGTATATTCCCGAACTTAAGAGAAGAGAGACGTGGCAGGAGCTAGTCACAAGAAATATGGAAATGCATATTAAGCAGTATCCACATTTAGAAAAAGAGATTAAAGAGAACTATATGTATGTTTATAGAAAACAAGTTCTCCCATCAATGAGGTCAATGCAGTTTGCAGGAAAACCAATTGAAATTTCACCAAACAGAATTTATAACTGTGCGTTTGCACCAATTGATGATTGGAGAGTATTCTCTGAAATTATGTTCTTGTTGTTAGGTGGAACAGGTGTTGGATATTCAGTTCAAAAACATCACGTAGATGCACTACCTGAAATTCTAAAACCAAACAAAGAAAGAAGTAGAAGATGGTTAGTTGCTGATTCAATCGAAGGATGGGCAGACGCAATTAAAGTTCTTGTTAAATCATATTTCTTTGGTGGTTCACATATTGAATTTGATTTTAGTGATATCAGACCAAAAGGTGCAAGATTGGTAACATCAGGTGGAAAGGCTCCTGGTCCTCAACCACTCAAAGAATGTCTTATTAAACTTGAAGGTATTTTTGATTCAAAAGAAAATGGTGAAAAATTAAAGGCAATTGAAGTTCACGATATTGTTTGTCATATTGCAGATGCAGTATTGGCTGGTGGTATCAGAAGAGCAGCACTTATTTCATTATTCTCTGCAACTGACGAAGAAATGATTGGATGTAAGAGCGGTGCTTGGTGGGAAACACATCCACAAAGAGGTAGAGCAAATAACTCAGCAGTTCTTATGAGACACAAA